TGACATTCGATAGACGATAGCTTACGGCCTGTAGAGTTCTTGAACGTGTGGATCACAAAGTTAAACAAGTCGATCAGAGGCGCTGGGCCAGAGGCACGACCACCAAAGGTCTTAAGTCGTGACCCCGCTGGACGAACCTTAGATGTATCCCACTTGGGAACCTCCCCACTGTACAACAAAGCAATAAGCTGACGTAGAGCCTTAGCCCAGCCTTCCTTGCTATCTTTAACCACAATGGTTGTGTCGCTGTTGAATAGTTGGTCTGGTATTTCTGGTAGCTTGTTGATGTACTGACGCTCAACTGAGAACCCTACACCTGTACCACATAGCAAGATAAACATAGCTTGGTCGAAGCTCTTGATGTTCTTAACTGCAAGGTAGCTACAGTTGTACATAGCAGTATTGTCACGGAGGGCTGCTGGCCCTGCTGTCATAAGAGACCGCATGGAAGGCATAACGTCAAGCGATAGGATAGCTTGCTCTAGCTGGTCAATGTATGTGTTGTCACCAGCCACAGGACGCACGATATTATCCATGTAACGAGCTACTGTTTCGCTGTAGGACTCCCGACCTTTGCCATCAAAGTATTTAGCATACCGTGACTTGTGGATAAAGGCTTGGTAGTCTGTTGGTAGTTGGTTGCTCATTCGCCACGTCCTCGCATAGTTTTATCTTCTTCTAACCAAATCATACGGTCAATGTCTTCTCGGTTTATTCCAATGTCCTTTAGTTCCCTGTCAGACATTTGATTTAGTATCTTGACTGCTGCCCTATGCTCTGACCACAGCACACAGTATCGCATGAACCTAACGAATATATTGTTTACCCATCTCTTCTTCATCGGTTATCTCCTGATCCCTTAATCACACCCCGTCTGGAACGATCATTTAACTTATCCATGTTAGTCTCTATTACCTCTGGCAGGTTACTGTAGAAGTAGTTAGCCAAGGCTGTCGTGTAGAACAGAACGTCACCTAACTCTTTGACGATCTCTTTCTGGTTAACCTTAGTGTCGTCACGGAGGTATTTCTTTACCTTCTCGGCTACCTCACCTGCTTCACCTACGAGGCCCAAAGCATTTTCCACTAGCCGGGTCTCACCCTTTGTCGTTATCTTACCTTCAACCCAATAGGAATACTCCATCGGTGTCACGTTAACAATGCTGAAAGCATCAATGTCTTCTTGCGTAATCATACTGTTCTCCCGTAGAACTCTGTCTGTTTAGCAGGGTCTCTGGCTATATCGAACAGATACCAAGCGCAGTTGTCTTTACCTACGCTCTTGCTATCCTCAATCCATTTGACTCTGCCTATGCTCACTACCTTAACGCAATACGACATCAAGATAGCTGACTGTTTCGTGTGCATCCAATCGGCATCAAAGAGTAACCATGTTGGACACATCTGCATCCATCTTTCGATAAACGGGTGCAGTATCTTTCTATCCCAAGGTGGGTTAGTAATGCAGAAGTCTATGTCCAGACCCATAACATCTATTTCAAGGGCATCACAAGCGGCAATGTAGTCCCCCCTTGGTTCGATGTCACTGGCAAATAAACACTCAGCATGACCGTCCGTAAGTGCCTCTAGGTGACCTATCAAACGCCCGTCACCCGCACAAGGCTCTATGTAGTCAAAAGAGTAGGGCAAGTGCGGGATCAGAGGCTCAACTGCTGCCCTTGGTGTCGGGTAGTAGTCCCTCGGTACTCTGTCGAAGTCACTACGTTTGCCCATACATATCCTTTAGTCGTGACTGGGAAACAAACTCTGGGTCGTACATACCGTTCTCTAGCTCCCGTTTAACTACAATACCTGACCACCACTCTTTGTTGGCTTGACCTGCCCACCCTTCTGCTGCACCTTTGTAGCACCCCGCAACAAGACCGATAACTCCGTTAGGGTGTGAAGAGTCCTTAAACTTAAGATCACGTTTATGGCTATGACCACAAGTAGAACTATGATGCCTGTGAGCCAGTAGTGCATTAGCATGGTGCATACCAGACATAGCAGACCCAAAGTTACCACTACTAAAGAAGTGAGCATACGAGACCCCATCGTAATCAGCAATCGCTGGGGCTGAGTTCTCATACTCGTGGTACTCGTCGAACCATCTGTTTGTCTGGAGATGCCCGAAAGATATGCCGTACTTTGATCCCTCGAGTCTAGGATCATGCTTAATAGCCTTTTTAATTCTGTTTTCATGGTTACCCTCAAATCCTATGTAAGCTGGTCGTTTTCGTCGGTGGTGTCTGAACTTCCATCGGATACGCTCCTGTGCATCGTTGTAGTGCTCAATGTCTGCCTCGTAGCTCTGACTGACGATTGCCTCTGGGTAACGAGTGTCAAATGTATTTAATGACCGCATGTCAGCGCCATCACCCAAGTCAACGACATAATCAGGCTTGAGGTCATACAAGAACTCACCTAACCAGTTAAACCTCTCATTACTCACAGTCGGATCAACGTGAGCGCATGAGAAGACTACCACTGTCTTTCCTGCCATTATGTTTCCTTTATCCATTCCTCTGGGATTAACTTGTCTGCATACAGATAGTCATGCTTGTCGCACCACATGCCTAACGTAGTCTTTGAGCCTTTGCTTATCTTCGCCCTAGAATTAGAGAAGACAAACCGAATGTCAAGCTCAGGGTGTTGCTTTTTGACTAACAGATGTTTCTTTCTGTCTGCCGCAACGAACCGTCCCTTGGATTCTATGATGATACCGTTGGGGAGTTCAAAGTCAGGTGTGTAGGTTCTAACCTCGTTGACCTCATACTTGATCTTGAACTCCTCGTACTTGAACGGCACTTTAAGGCTCTTCAGTTGGTCTGAGATACGATCTTCTAGCCCAGACCGATAACCATGCTTTACACCCCTTGAGGTGGCTCCCACAGTTGTTCGTCGTACCGCCTTAGCCATAGTAGCCTCGCATTTTCAATGATCCTCTCTGTGTCTCCATCGTAAGCCTTGACACATGCTTCCCAGAGGTCGTCTTCCGTATTGCAATCAGTAAGGATTTTCTCTGCTTTCTTAGGGCCAATACCATATAGCCCCTTGATGTTGTCTGCGGCGTCACCCGTTAGTATCTGAGTGTAGAAGAACTTAGTCCCCGACCACTCATCTACCTTAGTCCACTCACCCTTTACAAAATTAAAGTGCCAACAAGGAATTTGCAACATATCTTTATCAACTGATGCGACAGTGCAGTCGTACTCTAACTCCGCTGCTGCCTTTGCGATAAGATCGTCAGCCTCCTCATTGTCACTGATGAGAGCACCATACTTGTTAATCATATGCCCCCTCGCCGTACCCAGAAACTCAGGTTTCTTTGTGGATTCTCTATTTCCCTTGTATGGGTGGGACTTAGCAATCTCAAACCTAAAGTTTGTCTTTCCTGTTAGGTACGTCTGATAGTCGGTAGGGAGTGGGAAGGGAAGGTCAATGGTACTTTCTAGGATATACTCCATAAGATCATCAACCTTCTCTTCCGCATCCTTAGCTGTAAAGTCTTGAGTGGCAAAGGCTGCACGATAGGCTATGATGTCACCGTCGATTAAAACTTTGCCCTTGTTCACTTACATCTCCCCAAAGGTGACTGTACCATCGTCCTTCTCAAACCCTACGTCAGTCACATAACTGTAACCTGCGCCTCGCATAGCATCAGCTAGGAACTGAGACATTGTGTAGAGATCGAAGACACCATCTCGTGATGCACTTGAAGAACCTTCGATGCCATCCTCTTCCTTATCGTAATAAAAGTCTATATTTACTCGCATGTTTACCCTACCATAAATAGTTCGTCGTCTTCGGTTGAAACACCGCCGCCTTCGTAGGCAACGTGGTCAGTGACCCCAACAGCAAGTAGCCGTAAACCTGCACCGTTCGAGTAGGTCTCAAACTGTACCTTAGCTCGTGTACCATTACCTAGCTCCCCATCCTCTTCTAACGTCCACCAAGACTTATTCTCAACACCGTTAGTCAGGTTAACTACCTTCGGTGCTCCACCAAAGTCTACCTCTGTCTCCTTTCCGTTCTTATCACTGAATGTCATCTTGTGATCGTGCATCCGTGCTAACTTAACAAACTTACCAATCCCAAAACTATTGCCCTCCTTTACTCGGTCGTTCCCAAGGGGCTTAGGTTGCATCCCAGCTTCAAGCAGTTCCTCTATCTGCCCCTCGCTGGTAAAGTATGCGTTGACAACGTACTGCCCGTTATGCTTTGCAGCTTTGATTGCAGCGTTATTTTTATCCCCGCCCATATCACGATTACCTTCAAACACTCTCGGGTACTCAAGAACCATGTCCATTGTGTGTTTAGCCATCTTACTCTTCCTCTGTTTAAGCTGCTGGTTTGCAGCACTGGTAATATACTATAGTGACCCTTTTGAGAATTTTATACATACTTTTTCACATTTATTTTCACTTTAGTGAATATCAGCGTAAGTCTTCCCAAATTGTACGTCTGTACCTAGCGGTACATTAAGATTTATTGCATCATTTACGTTGTTTATGCTCATCTGCATGATGTTTTCTGTCTTATCTTCGTCCCCCTCCTTTGTTAATACGATAATCTCATCGTGGAACTGGCCGATAGTCTCCAGTCCCATGCCACGACATTCCTTAACCCAACTGTCAAAGCAGTAGACCCCTGTGCTTTGGTTTAGCGTACTAAAACGATCCTTGTCACTGCGTAAGCTATGCCAAAAACCAGAAACAGGGTTCTTAAGCCACATGCCGTTGAACAACTCACGGACACGCAACGTGCTTGCTACCTTCTCAATAGCCCAGTTACGAGACCAGAAGGCTTCTAGCAGGATCTTGGCCTCAGACTTAC